TTTGTCCAACCATCATTATATGGAGAATATGCCTCTATCTGTGCCTTACGATAGTCTTCGTAAGATGTTCCCCTCTCACCAACAAGTTTTACCAGTCGCTCACTATTTTTCACAGATTCTTGACTGGTTTTAATGTGCTCTCTTGCAGCAGATCGTATGGTGTCCATAATATCTTCGGCAGATACATTTTCCGTGAGACATTCCTTTACCCTTTCAGATAAGACCGTCAACATGTAATTGTGTGGTGGAAAATCAGAAGTCATTGTACTTGTCATCTTTTACTGCTTGTTCAATAATAGCACTGATTTCTTTGCTTGTCATTCCATTTAGAAAACTCCACTTTGGATCATTCTTGTCCCATTCAAGAGTAAAGGTGTTATCCTCATTTTGAATAACTTTCAGAGAGTCATTAGCATCCATCTTTCTTAAACTGTTTACGACATTTTTTTAGTTCTTTAAGTTCATCTTTGATCTGCTGATAAGCATCTTCTGTTGATACTTTGTTAGCCATTTCCATAGCAGAGATGATCTCTACTCTGGTTCCAAAGTGTTGTAATGCTCTTTCAAAACAATCTAACTCTTCATACATTGATATTCTCCTGAATAGCAAGTAATGTTTGATAAGGAATCCATGCTGGAGGTTCATCCTTGAACTGAACTTGCACCTCCATTATATTCTTTTCTAAGGATCTTGACCAGACTTCCCTAGTATTTTTCACCACTGATAGTGGGTTCTTCATTCTTGTGCTCTCCATAATGTTCTCATTTCTTTGTATGTAGGATCGTATGCAGCTTTATCTCTAACTTCCTTAAAAATAGCAGCACTCTTTGCTTTTGTATTCGTTCTCCAATCTTTGTCTTGGGGTCTGACTTTACGAGTGCCTTGATGATACTTCCTTCCACTGGAATGATTAGCATACCGACGTGCTCTTGTAAAACCCATTTCCAAGAATTTCCGCGCCATATCCATACCAATGAAGTCTTTCCTCCTGCGAAACTCACAGAACATGGAGTATATCTTATCAGCAGATTTGCGAGCAGTAGGTTCATCTACAAATCGCCAATGAGCGCAAATATCGTTAGTGTAAGGGCGTACCAATAGCACTCCTTGTTCTCCCCTTCCAATACGATAAAGTTTGCGAGTCTCTGCATCTGTGAAGTCAAGTTGTTTGTAATCAAGTTCATAATCAAATTCCTTCATTACTCTCCGATTTCGTGAATAACAGGTTTTTCGTGGACAAGAATACGATACAATTCAGGATTATTACCTGCACTTACAGGGATAAATTCAGTCTCAGGATTAAAATCATCATCCCTGACTGCCTGGTTAATTACAATCGAACCATTGCTACCTGAGGTGCTCCGATGATAAGTTCCGACAGGAACAACCAGTGCTCCAGAGCGTCGATCAAGTTTCACAATATGATATGGAAACTTCCAATCAAAGTTCACAAGTTCAAAGGTTCGCTCACCAGATAGCACACGATTGTGGTCAACTTGATGGTGGTGAACATAGAATTGTTTGGCACCAATGACATCATCAGGTGGCGAAACTGCCGGACCTTCATGCACAACTAGGTCAGATGCGTTTGAATCATCAACTGAAATATCATAGAAGATGACATCAGGAGTCTCACGAAATACCCGATGCTTTTTGTACTGAACCATGCTGCTCATCTGTTCTAAAATGCGTCTTTTGCGTTTTTAAGTGTGGTCAACAGGTGCATGTTGCCATGAAAGTATCCTAACACAATTATACTAAGAGTTGCAAGTATCACTCCCAGAAACATTAGGGACGGAACTATCGGATCTGTCGGTAATGTCGATTTCGACTGTATATCGCTCTGTTCTTCTTCCTGTGTGGTCAAGGGTTTCTGATCGATACCATCTTCCATTTGTCAGTTCTGCGATGTGATCCAAAAGATTTTTGGCGATGACTTTGTTAGTTGCTTCACGCCATTGTTCCATCTCAGTTCCACCTCTTTGTTTTAAGATAGTTCAGAACATCTTCACGAACATCCATCAATTCATGATAGCATAACTGATTGTGAGCACATTGACGTAAAGCGGGATCTGGTTTAATTACAGATTCGATGAAAATATCAAGACCGCGATTCCACTTGTCCTGCTTACTTTCACCACCAGAGATTTGGTTTTGATCCTTCATCATTTTTTCTTTTGGTTCTTTTTTATGTATGAGATTGCTGACGGATAGTTCCGTGCAGTGTGAAGAATCTGTCCGTTGTTTACGATAACGAACTTCTTACTGTTTGCAAGTGGAATTGCTGCCCACATTCCATCCTTAGTACAGTATCCATCAGGATGACCTTTATCAGGATCAAGAATAGATGTGTGTGGAATGTTTGGTTTGAGAAACTTCATCAAAACTTGGCATTGACACTGATTACTTTAGCATGAGGATTGCGTGCCAGAGCAACTGCCTTAGCCTCCTGATAATCTGTGGCAATAACTTCTTCAGTGAAGACTTTGCCAGCAACGTAGAGTTTGACTTCGCAACGCATGATTACCTCCGAACAGTAGAAATAGCAGGTTGACCTTGTTCAAATACAGTATCAACAACCGCCTGAACAGACTTGGCGGTGCCGATACCGACCTTATCATACACGGGAACACATACCAGTCCAAACGTCTTGTGACAGTCTCCCAAGCGGATCACACGACCGATTGACTGACTGATACCAATATAGTCCATGTTACGCATGAACAACACTGCTTCAAGTCCCTTGACATTGATACCTTCAGACAGGATAGAGTGGTGCATCACAATGAAACGAGTATCATCGGTGCCCCACTGATTCAGAGTCTTGAAGAATTGCTCACGGGAAACTTTCTTACCATTGATGATTGCACCAGTCTTGGAAGTGATATACATCCAGTTGTATCCACGCTCTTCAAGTTTTTCGGTGAAGTCAGTCTCACTAACCAGACGCACAATCTGCTTGGTAGAACGTGCGGCAACCAGGATTTTGTTCAGGGAGTTTGCATCAATGGTGTCCAGCAGGTTCTTGTCATCAGACTGCTTGAAATCACCCTGAGGTAGTTGCTGAACCACAACCTTAGGAGGGAGAATGTAACCCTCTTCAACCAACTTGGGTGCAGGAACGTTACAGATAACAGGACCATATACTGCCCCGTCATTCATACCAGGCTTGAAGATGGTAAGAGAGTGTTTAGGAGTAGCAGTGAAAAAATAGCAGCGGTCAGCGTCAGCAGAAAAATGCTCAGTGGCAGGGAAGAAGTTACGCTGGACAGAATTGTGCGCTTCATCAAAATAAATGGTGTTGACTTCGATGTCTGCCTGTTGTACTTTGTGCAGAGAATGATAGGTGGTAAAGATGATGCAGTTCTCACCTGCTGTGCGAGCAACATTAGCGAACAGGTGAATCTTCTCAGGATTAGTGGTGTGGAAATACTCAACATCACCACTGTGAACGTGCATCACATGGGTGTGAGTGGTAGAAACCAACTCAAGAAACTCCTTGCAAAGTTGTTCTGCAAGAAGAATACGAGGAGCAACAACAACAGTAGTGGTGCCAACAGGAACCGCTTGCTGATGAATAGCATCCTGAATCATACAGATAGTCTTACCACCACCCGTAGGGATGATGACTTGACCTTTGCTGTTGTCCCACATAGCATCAACTGCCTTGCGCTGGTGTGGTCGAAGAGTAACGGTCAAGTGCTGTCCTGTTCAGTATGGATACATTATAGCATAAAAAAAGACCCTGCCGGGTCTCTGTGCCAGTTCTCCCACTGGACCTTAATGAAGTTATAGTTTCCAGAACAACCATACCAAAGGTATGTATAAAAGTCAAGAGTTTGACCCACCATTAACAGGATGTTTAT